GGTCGCACTCGTCTGGCGCGCGCCGTTCCAGTAGACGTCGGTGTATTCCCAGATGGTCGACCGGTAGCCGAACCCGAAGTAATCCGTGGTCCCCACATTGTAGTTCGCGGCGTCGGTGAACTGCGGCGTCACCGAGGTGATGTACTTGAAGGTCTTGAAGCTGTAGGCGGTCGCTGCCGCCGCCGGGGACACCAGTTCGGACATGGGCTGCCCGTAGATATCGTAGCCCGACACCAGGAAGCCGCCGCCTGTCGAGCCACCCGCGCCCGTGATGCTGATTCCACGGCTGATGGCCTGCCGAGGATCCAGGATCATGGCCGGGCCTTGCGCCAGGAACGGGAAGGCCGCAGTCGGGGTAGGATACCCGATGGTGCTCGGCCCCCACAGATTGCCGGTGCCGATCGCCGCCGTCGCACTGGATGCCAGCGGGGCGTTCATGATCGTGATGGTGGTCGCGTCTTCGATTGCCGTGACCATCGTGAGCAGGGGGGCGGTGCCACCGGAGTTACCCACGCGGGCAATCACGATCGGCATGCCCACCCAGAACAGCGACGAGGACGAGACGGTGACCGATGTGTCGCCGGACGTCACGTTTCCGAAGCCGAACCCGTAGTCGAGGGCGATCGCCGCGGTCACGGGAGTGGAGCCGTTCAACTGCGCCGAGAAGGGGACGACCGGGATGTTGCGCTCGACGCCAACCGACGCCGCCGCCAGTGTCATGGCCGTGCCGCTGACCACCGCCTGCGCTGCCGCGATCTTGCTGGTTCCGAGCGCCGCCGGGATCTGGCTGATCGACTTCATGTGGGGCGCCGGCAGGTGCGCCTGCACCACGCCGGTTGCGCCGGTGGTCCCGTCCTTGTTGAAGAAAATGCGGGGATCAAGCCATGCCGTCCCCTGGAAGACGCCGCTCGGCCCCGCGTCAGGGTTGGGATCAGGAGAGCCGCCGCCGCCATAGGTCGCGTTCGGCAAGGAGCCGGTCGCGCCATAGACCATCTGCGGGCCGGAAAGGTTTGTGGTGCTCATCTACGCAACTCCCTTGTGAGCGAACTCACCGAAATGTTCTGCCTCGGCCGCCTCTCGGAGACGTTTGGCACCCTCGATAGTCGTGGAAGACCCCAGGTATAGCGTCTTCCCTTGAGTCCTGATGGTAGCAATCCACCGCTGTTTCCTGGTGTGCCAAGACACCCCCGTGACGCCGGACCGGCTGGAATCCAAAACCCTTTTGTTCATGGCGTTCTGAGAAGCCGTCGCCAGTCGAAGATTACGCCAGCGATTATCGGCTCGGTCGCCGTTGATGTGGTCGATCTGTCCATTTGGCATCTCGCCCGTCATCCAAAGCCACGCGAGCCGGTGCGCTAGATGGAGCTTTCCCATAATGTTCATGCACCGGTAGCCATGGGTCATCGTGTTGCCGGCGACTTCACCAGAAAAACGCAGGTTCCAAGAACAATCTCGGTCAGCCCTCATCCGCCAGCGGAACACGCCGGTGTCGGGGTCGTAGTCCAACGCGGTCCGCACTTCATCGTGCGTCATTGGCGTTCGTTTCCGCTTTGCCGACTTAGGCATCGGGGCGGAGACAATCCTCGGCGTCCCCAAAACCCCACCACCAGGACGTCCCTGATATCCACCGTGCAGGTGACGGTCCTGGGCATTCTCGCGACGATGACCCAGCCGCAAGTGCTGGACATTGATGCAACACGAAACCCCGCACGAATGCAGAACCCACAACCCTTCGGGAATGCGCCCGCGCTCCACTTCCCATGCGACCCGATGCGCCTGCTCGATCTTGCCGTGAACCTTCATCACGCCATGCTCGCGAACCAGGGTGCTCTGCCAAAGCAAGCACCCGGTATTAGGCTCCCAGATCGAGTTGGCTTCCAGCCGTTCCACTACGTTCATCCTTACCTCCTGGCCACGCTGCATTCATATCCAGCATGAGCCAGGAAGAAAACCGAAAATCGGCTCAGTTGGTCGGATATACTCCAATACCGAGACGAAAATCGTCGTAACCGCAGTAGAACCTTTGATACGCCTTCACCATCAGATTGTCGGTGGTGAAGTCCGTCTGCATGGACGTCTCGAACGGCACGCGAGACAGATGGATCAGCCCGCCAACGTCGGTCAGGACGAACCACGCGTAGGGCGACGTGAGGAAGTCCAGGACCACGTAGCCGTTGGACAGGTCGTTGTTCTCCTTCACGGACCACGTATCGTTGTTCGTGGTGCCGGGGCGGAGTTCGGTTTCCATGAGGCGCTTGGCGACGTGGCGCAGTTCAACCGGGACCACCAGCTTGCGGGCCTGGGCGGGCTTGAGCAGGCCGGCGTTGTCGCGGAACCGGCGGGCCATGTTGTTGGCCATGGTCAGCGAGGCTTCGTTCAGGCCCACCTGCACCTGCGGGGTGTTCGCGACCACGCCGCCGTCGATGGGATGGCTGGTGGAGAACAGGGGCTGGTTGTCGCCGCCGATCTGCGGGTTCAGGACGTTGCCGGTGTTCAGCGTCGCGGCGCCCTGGATTTCCTCCATCTGCTTGAAGGAGGACACGAGGCCCAGGTTCGCGGGGTTGAAGGCCGACTTGTAGAGGTTGTCGTCCATGGCCTCGCGGGTGAACGAGTAGCCCAGGCCGAACGCGACGTGGATGTGGTTGTAGGTGAACCGCTGTCCCGCGCCGTTGTCGAAGGTGGTCGGCGTGCCCTGCTGCTTGAGTTCGGGCAGGGGCAGGTAGCGCATGTGGATGGTGCGTTCCGCCTCCATGTGCGACGTGCCGGTGGCGTAGATCAGCGACCACTGCGTTGGGATGTCGTTGTACATGCCAGCGATCTTGCGGGCACCCGGCAGCAACGCGCCGGGGATCTGAGAGGATGTAATGGCCATCTCTAGGGTCTCCGATCAGATGCCGGTGGGGTTCAGAACTTCCGCGGTGTTCATCTTCACGATGATCCACGGATAGGTGTTCGCCGGGTCCTGCGAACTACCTGGCAGCCCGGCGACGCCGAGGATGCGGAAGGGCAGGGTGTTGGTCGTGTCCAGCGTGGCGTAGTCGAGAACCAGGGTGGACTGGCCGGCGAAGTTCGGGGCGCCGTTGGACGCAAAGCTGATGTTCTTGCCGCGCCAGGACGGGTCGTACACCCCACCGTTCACCTGCGCGATGAACTCGGCGCCGGGATCGGAAACCACGAGGGCGGGAACGGGTCCATTGGCGGCGGTCGACGCCGGCCAGGAGCCGTTGATGCCGTGGAAGGTCTGCTGGATGGTGGGGTTGTAGAACGGCAGGACACCGCCGAACACGCCGAGGATGCTGGTGTCGGATGGGGCGGCGATGACCACGTAGCCGAGATCGCCGCCGGTGCCGGTCTTCACTACGTCGCCGATGGCGATCGAGGAACCGTAGGCGGCCTTGATGTTGTAGAAGTTGCCCTGGTAGTTCGGCGCTGCCGCGAAGTTGTTGCGGGAGTACTGAAGACCACGGGGCGCCAAGACGTTTGCTGGCATTGTCTGGTGGCTTTCACGAGAAGCCGCCAGCCCGAGCGAATCTCCGGGGCGCGCGCTTGATTGAGAAAGCACACGCCAGAATGGCCGTGGGCAACGGGACCTTACGCACTTTTTTTGTGCGGTTCAATCCCGTTGCACGAAACGGCTACCGAGCGGAGCCCACTTCCTCCTGAATGTCGAGGCCGAGGTGGACGACTTCGACCCCCTTCTGGTTCGGGATGCCGGCGCCGTTGCGGAGGTTGCGACCGCTGGCGGCGCCCTGCGTGTAGGCGGAACGCTGCTGGACAGCGCGGTCATGGTCCTCCTGCGCCGCCTCCTGCGTCAGGTGCATGGGCCGGCTGTAGAGGATCTGGCCGTCCATCTCCACATAGTCGCGGTCCCACTCGGGAGGCACCAGTTCGGGCCAGTCGCGGGCCTTCTCGCGCTGCCATCCCTGCTGGTGAACGCGAGCGATGACAGAGGGATCAACCGGCTCATTGAGCACGCGGACCGCCTTGAACTCGTACGACCATCCGGGCTTCAGCCGGTGGCGCGGCAGGTGGCCGAGGCCGATCTGATCGTCCCCCCGATAGCGACGAACGCGCGTCTGCTCGCGGGTGCCTTCGCGCGGGTCCTCGCCGGCATCATAGGCATACTGCTCGCGGGGCGGGGCAGCGCGGCCATTCGGGTCACTGGCGGCCGAGCGAGTTACCCGGCGGACGTCGGCGGCGGTGCGCTCCTGAGCCTCACGCTCCTCCCGCGCCCGCTGCTCGCGCAGGTTCCGCTGCTGCTGCTGATAGGCCAAAAGGCCGGGGGGCAGGCCGCGCGCGGTGCGGGTAAAAATCTCGACGGGTTTGCGTGCACCGCCATCATCGGCATCGTTGTCGCGGGCTTCAGTGAAGGCCTGCGGCTGCGCCTCGCCTTCTTCCGTCTCCAGGTCCGCGAAGGTGATTTCGGGCCCCTGGTCGTTGTCGTCGTCGTCTTGATTGGTACCAGACATGATCTTGCCTTCCTCTTATCGCCGGCCGGCCGTCACCAAGCCGGTGGCTCGGCCCTGGCGTCGATCGTCGTCGATCTTGACCTGTTCGTGGCAGTAGTCCGCGAGTCGCATGTTGCAGATGCGGGCCGCTTCCTCGAAATCACTGCGCTCATGGGCGTTCGGGAAGGCGATGGACAGCTTGCCGTTCGCCCCGCTGGTCACGCGCATCTGGCCAATGTCGGTCTGCACGATACGGGAGCCGGCGCCGTTGCTGCTTCCCCGCGACGGGGGAGCCCCCGAGTTTCCACGGTCCATGCGGTTCTCCTGTGCCTCACGCTCGCCGTTCAGTTCCCGGGCGATGGTGCGCTCCACGTAGCGAAAATACTCCGGGGTATCGACCTGCAAGCCCCGGGCGCGGGCAAGTTGATCAGCGCCGGCGCAGGCCGCGCGATAGGCCGGATCGGTCAGGAACTGCGGGTGATCGTCGATCCAGGCCTGTGTCGCCGGGGTGAACTTCTGGGCAGACGGTTGTGCCGCCAGCGGAGGCGACGCGCCACCATCGGCCCGCGGGGCAACGCCATGCCGGGCCAGATCGGCTTCACCGGCACGGATGTTGACGTTCGCCGCGGTCAAAAGCTCGATCGCCGCCTGCTCACCATCCAGGTCACCAGTCTCTCGCGCGGCCCGGTAGGCAGCCGACGCCGCATCGCGCGCGGTCTTGGCCGCATCCAGTTCCGCCCGGAGTGCCGCGGCCCGATCCTCGACACGACCGGCCTGTGATTCCTGAAGCCGGCGCTCCGCATCCTCCGCCCGGCGCTGGGCGGCAACGCGCTCGGCCCGCTCTCGCCTGGCCGTGGCTTCGTGGTCCTTGAGTGCCCTCTGGCTTTGCGCCAGCGCGCCCGCGGCGTCATCGTCGCCGTTCAGGTCGCCATCGCCGTCCACGATGGCGGCGGGATCCGTCCGCTGCGTCCGCCGTGCGCCGGTATTCTCGCCTCCGCCCGTCAGGATTTCTCCCGGCGCGTTGACGTCCTCGATCTCAATGGTATCGCTGGGCATCACACCTGTCCTTCATGTGTCTCGATCATCCCCTTCAGGGTCTCGTACCGGGCGCGGCGTTCGGCGTCGCGCTGGCTCGGGTCTCGCGGGTCATTGGTTGGCGCCAGGACCGCCATTTCCGCTCGCGCCTCGGCCAACAAATCGGGCCGTGCCGCAAAGGCCGCCAGATACCCCAGGTGGGCTGGATTGGGCTTGCGCCCGACACGCGCCCGGTATTGGGCCGCGATGTAGTCGGCCAGGACCGGGGGCGCTTCGTCGGTCATGCTCAGACGACCATGTGCGGGTTCTTCACCCGGCCGATGAACAGGTCATCGCGGATGATGCGGCAGCACCAGCCGTCGAAGAAGTAGAGGGGTTCCTCCGCGCGCCGGTGGGGCAGTGTGCCCATGACGCGAATGCCGCCCGAGCCGGCAATTTGCAGGGTGATTCCGTCATTGGCGGACGAGAACAACCAGTCTCCCACCTTGGGGATGCCGCCCGGGCCACCGAACTGCGCCTGGATCCAGGAGGCATCGCCCTTGAACGCATCGGGCCCCATGGCGAGGATCATGCCGACCTTGCCCTGAAACTGGTCTTCTTTCTGCTGCGTGTCGGTGAACTGGATCGTGGTGCCCGGCTTCACCAGCGGGCGGATGTAGACCGCGATCAGGACCGACCGCCCCCACAGTTCCAGTTCTTCGTGGTAGTTCCCAAGCTGCTCCAGGATGTGCTGCTTGGCCAGTTCGTAGTCGTCGTGGTGCCAGTTCAGGAGGAAACTTTGGTCTCCCATCAATCACCTTTTCAGTTGAGTTCTCGGTAGATTTCGTCGAGCACCTTCAGCGCCCAACGGACCCCGGCGATTTCCCCAATTACCGTGTGCATCACGGATGCCGGTTCGTTTTGCCGAGTCGTCAGGTTCTCAACCAAGCCGTCCTCACGCTCCTTGAGCGCGTGCCGCACTTGGTTCCGCAGGCTGTCCATCGACATCAGCGACGCGCCCGCACCAGGATCCCGTGCAGTTCGGGTTCGTCCGGCATCACCAGCCGTTCGTTGTTCGACACCACGGTCTCCCCGTAGGCGATGGACAGGCTCATCATGGCGGCCGACCGCAGCGCCGTCTCGGTGACGGTCTTGGGGGCCTGCTTGCGCCCGTCCACGCTCGATACCGTGTGCAGGCTGGAAGCAATGGCCACCATCAGATCGCGGATGACGGGCTCGGACACGACAACGATCATTTGGCGCCCTTTTTCACACGGCCGCCGCGCTTCAATACATCGTCCTTGGGGACAATGCCGCCGGGGCGAACGCCGTCTTTGGTGTTCCAATAGTCCATCAGCCGGTCGGCTTCTATCTCTCCTGCGGTCGGACGGGACACACGAGGCGCAGGGCGCGGAGCGGGGCGGGCCACGGGAGACGCACGACCGCTGCCCGTCAACGCGCCCTCGCCAAAATCAATGCCAGGTGCACGAGACGCTGACGCCGCACGACCGCCACCTGTCAACGCGCCCTCGCCGGGGGATGCACGACGCGCTCCTGTGATTGGCGCCGCACCTTCTTCCATCGCGTCATACTTGGCGCCGCGATAGCCGCCCAACGGGCCGCGAGACTTGCTGATCCCACCCTCATCTACGACCGTATATCTGTCCGATGCCGCCGCAGACTTCCGCGCCTTGGGTGCCGTTGCGCTTGGCGCCGGACCTTCGCCGCGCCACCACCGCTTCACGTTCCCGCCAACGGGTTCGTTTGTCACCTTGGACAAATCGGGACCAATCCCACCCCCACCCGCCCTGCGTCCGGCACCCTTGGCCATGGGCTTCATCGGAATCTTGCCGCCACGCTTGAACTGCGGGCCACCGGGGGCGCCCATGCCGAGGGGCTTGGGCTGCATGCCGAGCGGCGGCCCACCCAGGTTCATCGGGGGCGGCGCGGCCGGGGGCGGGGCCATGGGCGGTGTCATCGGGGATGCGCCGGCTCCCATCGGGGGAGCGTGCATGCCGCGCTGCATTGACCCGCGCAAGGACTGTGCATCGTTCGACGCGCCGCCCGATGCCACGATCACGTTCACGGTGGTTGACGGCTTCTTGACCGAGCCGCCGCGGGCCAGCTTCAGCGGCGAGTGCTTCCCGCCGTGCTGCGCCGACTCATGCTGGCGGACGGCAGACCGAATCATCTGCTTGTCCTGCTTGACGTCGCCACCTGTCGCATAGCCGCTCGCCCTCAACATCGAGTGCGCGCGTTCGGCCGGGGTTTGGCATTTTGTCATGTTCCGTTCCTTCCATGAGAACGATCTTGAAGCCGGCGCCGCCGGTCTCCGCTGGGGTCAAGATACGCAAATACGGCTTGCTTGCAACAAAGTCGCGATTGGGCCACCGGGGAAGCCTGGACTGGATCATCACGCAGCCCCCTCGGCCGTCCAGTTCACGCGGTAGGTCGAACTGATGCGCCCAGGACACACGACTTGAAACTGCGCTGCGTTCTGGCCAATGAGGTAGACCGGCGTTTGCGTCAGGGTCGCGTCCCCGTTCTGCACGACAACCGTTGGGTCAACGGCGCCGAACACGGTGGGGAAGTTGATGGTCGCATTCCCGGAACCATCCGTGTTCACCAACGTCGATCCGCTTTGCCGACGCACGCTGCCCGGTAGCAACATCGTGAGAGTGCGGGAGCCGAAGGTTGGAGCGAACTGCGAATAGTTGACCACCTGATTGCCGGACGCGCCGGCCGTCGAAACCGTCAGGGCGCCCGCGATGGCGCTGTTGCCGACAATGGCGGCACCACCCGCGCTGATCGTAAGACCGCCAGACTCGATGGTGACCGCGCCTCGGAAGGTCCGGTTGTTGATCGTGCCGCCGGTGTTCCCGCCGTCCATGATCCACACGTTGCCGCCACGCGAGTAAACGGCAAGCTGCGTGTTCTGCGGCACGATGGGACCTACAGAGCCACCTCCCGTCGTCTTGACGGTCACAGTGAAAGCGCCCGTCGTGGCGTTGTTGATGATGTAGAAGGACCCGACGTTGGGCAGAAGGTAGGAGATGTTGCCCGTCAGAACGCCGGTCAGGGACTGCACGAGGTTCTGCGCTTGCGCGGTCGTAGCGGTCACGTCCGAAGACCCCGCGACGTTGACCACCGCCTGGCCGCCCATGTTGTTGTCCAGGATGGACGTCCCCTGGTTTAGGAAGACACCCCACTGGTTCAAATCACCGGCCACGGTCGGGAGGGAGTAGCCCTTGTTTGGCGTGTAGGCGACCATCACCCGTTATCCTTGCTGGTGTCCGCAAAACTCTGCGTGAATCGCGCGGCCCGCGCTTCCGCCATCTGATCCTGGTGCTGCGCTTGGTCCACCGAGCGATCTGCCGTGGCATTCACCGTCTCGTGCATGCGCTTCGCCGCGTCGCGCGCGGCCTCGGCGTTCACCCGCATTTCCTCGACGCCGGCCTGCGCCGCGACCTTGGTCAGTTCCGCCTGCCGGTTGGCCGCGTTGTCTTGGGCCTTGAGTTCCAGTTCCTTCATGTCGCCTTGGTGCTTCAATTCCTCGGCCTGCATGCGTTGCGCGCCCTTGTCCTTCTCGGTCTGGGCCTTGATCTGCGCTGCCGCCAGCTTGGGATCGGGCGCGGCCGGGCCGGGCGGCGTCGGCGGGACCGTCAGTTCTTCCGGGTTCTCCATCCCCAGCACCTTCAGCACGTTCGCCCAGATGCCCCGCTGGTTGGCGATGCCCTGGAACTGCGGCGAGCCGGACGCGGCGACCAGCGCCTGGGTGCGCATGATGCGATGCTGCTGCGACGGGACGTTGGGATCAGCCGCCGGGATCAGGTCGCGGTCCTCGATTTCCTGCCGCACCGCCCAGCGCCGGGCCGGCGACTTGCGCCCGCGCCACAGCGCCTCGGGATCGTCCGCAAACAGTTCCCGCAGCAACTCGAACTCGTCCGCTTGCGAGATGTGGTCGTCTTTGTGGATGGCGCCCGGGACCTGGGTCACCTGCTCCATGTAGGACATGATGGTGCCAACCGGGACGTTGGACAGGCCAGCCTCCCCAAGCGGCAGGGACACGATGCCGGCGATGCGGCTCACGTCCCCTTCCATTTTCGTCAGCAACGCCATTTCCTCCGCACCCGGCGCGCGGTAGGGCAGCGGCATGAAGATGTCCTGCGCCCTGGTCGCGCCACCGCCGTTCACCCCGATCCACTGGCCAGGGTTCGGCCGGATGACGGTCTGCGGATTGCGATTGCCGTTCTGGAGCCAGATGCCGCCCGGGAAGTTGGCATAGAGCGTCGCATCCGTCATCGCGCGCTGGAGCATAGAGGCATAGAGGGTCGGGTTGCCGACAAGGTGGATCAGGCCGTAGTCGTAGAAGCCAAGGCCGGGGATCGATCCGTACTTCACATAGCGCCGGCGCGGCCGGTAATCGCGGTCGCCGCGGCGCCAGTTCCGGCGCACCTCCAGCACCTGCCGGCTGTCCTTGTCGATCGAGACCCGATATGGCAGCGGGTAGCCAGGAACGTGCCCTTCTTCATCCTCATCCAGCACGTCCATGTCCCCCATGCTGCCGGGAAAGCTACGGCTGTCGATCTCGACGTAGCACTCGTAGACTTGATGGTCCGCGTCCCACGGCTGCTTGGGGGTGGGGTCGATGCCCTCGCTGTCCGCAATCGCGCGCTCGGTGTTGGTCGGCTCGCCT